CTTCGACCGGAAGGGAGACGCATCGTGAAAGAACGATTCATCGCATTCATCCTCAAGCGGATCAACTGGGGCAAGCTGCTGCCGACGCTGTTCAAGATGGTGGCCGAGGGCAAGGTGGACAAGCTCCTCGGGCTGACCGCCGAGAAGGGTCTGAAGTCCTACCCGATCAAGCGCGCGTACTGGCTGGCCGCGGGCCGGAAGACCTTCGCGGGCGCCGTGCTGATCGGAGTCGGCACGGGCCTCGAGGCGGTGTGCGCGAACTTCACCGGCTTCACGTGGACGTGCGGCGCCTCGCGCTGGGTCTACCTCGCGGGCGGCGTCCTGACGAGCATCGGCCTGGTCGACGGCGGCACGCGCGCGCCCTGGCCCGAGGGCACCCCGAAGGACCCCGCGCTCATCGCTCCCGCGCAGTAGGGAACAGCCTTGAACGACCTCGCAATCGCAGGCGCCGCGATCGCCAGCATCGTCGTCCTGATCCTGGCGCTCGGCCGCTGGGCCGGCGGCGTCTCGTCGAGTCTCCGCGAGATCAGGGACGCGCTGCGGGCGCAGGTCGACACGGTGCGCGGACTTGGCCGCAAGCTCGACGCGGACAGGGAGCGGAACAACGCGATCACCACGCGACTGTGGATGGCGCACGCGGAGAGTCGGGGCCGCATTGAGAAGCTCGAGCTGATCGCCGGGATGCCGCCGCCATGGAAGCGGACACAGCCGATCCGCCCCGTCGATCCCGCCGCCCCACCGCCGCCCGAGCTGCTCGACCAGGACATGTTCCGCAAGGACGACGTTGACTGACGAGGAGCGCCAGCCATGAACGCCTATCCGGTGCAACTGATCGACGTGATCCTCGCCATTCTCGTCGCTCTCCTCGTCGTCGCCGTCTCTTTCGAGGGCCTGATCCTCGCCAAAGTTCTGGCGATGCTCCATGCGCTGATGGCGCTCGTAAAGAAGGTGCAGATCGAGAAGGTCCCAGAATTCCTGACGCAGGTGCTCGGTGTCCTCAACGTCGAGCGAATCGCGACGATCTTCAGCAACCAACAGGAAATCCTCGACGAGATCAAGAAGCTCCGGAGCACGGCCGGCGACGTCGAACTGCTCAAGGTGGATGTGCATGGCCTCAAGCGGCGGGTGTCGAAGCTTGAGGACGACCGTGCGTAGGCTGCTCACTCTCGCGCTGCTGTTGCTCGCGTCCTCGGCTGGCGCGCAGTTCAGCATCCCCAACTACCCGACGGCGAGCTACGCCGCGCAGGCCGCGCCCGATCACGGAGACTTCGACGCGCTGGTAGCCGCTGATCGCGGCAACGGCGTCGTGAGCGGCGCCGCATGTACCGCGCAGGCCTCGCCCGACATGACGGTCGCGGTGAGCGCGGGCGCGACGGTGTTCAACTACACGACAAGCGCGGTCACGGGTGGGAACGCCACGATCACGGCGGCGGATGGGACGAATCCGCGCTTCGACATCATCGTCTCGAGTGCGGGCACCAAGAACGTCCGCGCGGGTACGGCTGCGGCGAACCCGGTCTTCCCGGACCTGACCGCAGGCGACGTGCCGCTCTGCGCGGTCTACGTGCCCGCCTCGATCGGCACCATCGACAGCACGCGGATCGTCGACAAGCGCGTCTTCATCGCGGGCTTCAAGGGCGTGTCGTTCTGGGCATCGGGCTCGAGCTACACGGTGCCGATCGGCGCGCGAATGCTCGTGATCGAGTGCGTCGGCGGTGGGGCCGGCGGTGGTGGTGTCACGGGCGTCGCCTCGCAGACCGCGACGGGCGGCGGCGGCGGCGGCGGATCCTACTCGATGGCGATCCTCTCGGGCTCGCTCTCCACGACCTACAGCTATTCGATCGGGGCCGCGGCGAACGGCGGGAGCGCTGGCAACAACGGGGGCACGGCCGGAAACGACACGACGTTCAACACGACGACCTGCGTCGGGAAGGGCGGCGGCGCCGGAGGAGGCCAGGCGGCAAGCGCGACCGCGAAGGGCAGCGGTACGCCGGGCGTCGGTGGTGTCGCAGGTACTGGCAGCGTGATGACCACAGTAGGAATCCCGGCACCGCCTGGCTGGAGCGGCGGTGCTGCCGGCGTCATGGGCTCGTCTGGCGGCAACAGCTTCTTTGGCTCGGGTGCCGCTGCGGTCACGGTCGCCGCGGCCGGCAACAACGCGGCGGGATGCGGCGGCGGCGGTAGCGGTGGCGCATCAACCGCCGCCGTGAACCGGGCGGGCGGCAACGGCGCCGCGGGCTGCATCAGGATCACGGAGATCTACTGACATGGCCAACCAGGTCATCGTGCTCGAGCGCCAGCAGGGGACCAACGTCACGCTGCGCGTGCTGCTCTGGTTTCCGGTGCCGGCGAATCGCCAAATCCTCTACGCCTCGCCGGGCGCGAAGAGCCAGTGGAAGCAGGCGGCGCAGGCCGACCATGACGCGATCGCGGCCGGGGCCGTCGTCGAGCAGGTCGAGATGGTGGACCTGCCGCAGGGCACCACGATCACGAGCGCGAAGGCGCTCCTCGTCGCCCTCTACACCTCGCGTCTCGGGGACTTCAACGCGGACAGCGCCCTCCATGGGCAGTTCTACGGAACGCGATACGACGGCTCGGCATGGACCGACGCCAACCTGACGTGAGGAGCTGAGACATGGCCAACCTCGTCAAATGGGGAACGCCGGCAAGCCCGGTCAACCTCCTCACCACCGAGTTGAACAACCTCGGCAACAACACCGTGAGCGGACTCGGGCCCTCCTTCGACAACGGCAGCGCGGCGCGTTGGGTGTACGCCGACATCGAGTGCATTCTGGCGTCACTCACACCGACAGCCGGCGGCTCGATCATCGTGTACCTCGCCGAAGCGCCGGACGGGGCCAACTACAGCGACGCGAAACGGGAGGCCGCGCAGCAGATCCTGTGCAGCTTCACCTTCGACACGGCGGCGGCGGCGAAGCGTCAGACCGCGCGCAACGTCATGCTGCCGCCCGGGAAGTTCAAGGCCTACATCGACAACCAGTGCGGCGTCGCGCTCGCGGCGTCCGGCAGCAGCATCGTCATGTACGCCTACGCGCCCGAGGTGCAATAGCCCATGGCCCTGCCGTACCAGTACCCGTACTGGCCCGGGAACACGGCGGGGGTTCGAGGCTCGCTCGCTCGCGGCCTGATCGGCGCGTTCGACCTGCGCGCGGGGCCGCCGTGGCGTGACGGGATGGGCGGGAGCGGCGTCGACTTCGTGGCGCCGCTGCGCAAGAGCACCGAGTACGGCGTCGTGCCGGGCTTCACGGAGGCGGGGCCGCACGAGCTCCGCGACACGATCGGCGCCACCGGAACGCGGCGCGGCATCGCCACGGGTGCGAGCATCGACCCGCATACCATCGTCGCGCTCGTTCGGCCCAACGCATCAGGCGGGTCCACGCGGCGCACGATCGCGTCGCTCGGAGAACAGGCGGACAGCAACGCCAGCCTGACGTTCGGGCTCGACACTTCGACCTCAAACGGTGCGCTCTACTGCTCGAACGACTTTACGAGCGTGGTCTCGACGTTGATCGCGCCCGCCGATCGCTGGTCGGTGGTTGGTATCGCCTCGCGTGGCGCCGCCAGTCGAACATTCGTCGCCAACGGCATCTTGCTTGTCGACACCACCAACGTGGCGACGCAGACGGTCTCGGGTACGACGCTCTCGATCGGGCAGCGGTGGTCGCAGTCGGCGCGCCTCGCCAATTATGGGTGGGGCGGCGAGATTGCCTTCCTCGGCTTCTGGAACCGCGCGTTGAGCAACGCCGAGCTGCTCGCGCTATGCGACGACCCGTTCAGGATGTTCCGGCAGCCGGACGCGCCGCTGTACCTGCGGTCGATCCCGCCGCTCGCCCCGGACGAGACGATGGCGTTCACGCTGCGGAGCGAGGTCGGCAAGAGCGCCCTACGCCGTGGCGCTGCGCTTCGCGCTCCGAACTTCGCGCACTACACCGAGACGGGACGCGCAGTCACGGCCGTCGCGCTCGTCACGCTCAGCGACATCCAGCGGTACAAGGATCTCGGGCTCGCTGCCGCGGCTCTCGGCATCGTGGCGACATCGGACGTCGAGCACTACCGCGACCTCGGCTTGGCCGTGCCCGTCGCCGCGCTCGTCACAGCCGCAGAGGCGCAGCACTACAAGGACACCGGACTTCCCGTGGCGGTCTCGGGAATCGTCAGCGGCACCGACGCGAAGAAGTTCGCCGAGACGGGCCTGTCCATCACAGCGGTCGGCGTCGTGGCCGAGAGCGACATTCTGCATGCGAAGGAGCTCGGCCTCGCGGTGGGCGCCGCTGGCGTGGTCGCGCTTTCGGACGTGGAGCACTACAGGGACGCGGGCCTCGCGGTCACCATCGTCGGCACGTCGAGCCTTGCGGATGTCGAGCACTACCGCGAGCTCGCTCTTGCCGTCCCGGTGGCCGGCGTGATCGCGGCAGCGACGGCGCAGCACTACAAGGACCTCGGCCTTGCGGTATCCGCCCAGGTGCAGGCGGCGATCACCGACCTCGAGCACTACAAGGACCTCGCGCTCGGCGTGACCGTCGCGGCAGTCGTCTCGCTGGCGACCGAAGTGCAGCACGGGTCGACGCCTTACGAGGCGCTCTCGCTCGTAGCTGTCGCTTCGGTCGCCGTGACTGACCTGCAGCACTACCTCGAGGCGAGCCTACCCGTGGCCGCCCAGGCGGTGCTCGCCGGCGTCGACCGAGAGCACTACGCCGACGCGCTGCAGGTGCTGCTCGCGGCCACCGTGACGGCCGGAGAGGTGGCGCACTGGCGGGACTCCCTGCAAGCGCTCGCCTCCGGCCAGGTGACGCTTGCCGAGGCGCAGCACTATCGCGAGACGGGCCTGCTCGCGGCGGCGATGGCGACCGTGACGGCGACCGAGACGTTCCGCGCGCTCCGCTGGGGCATCCCGGTAATCAAGACGACGGCCACGGCGTGGCATTCGTCCGTGTCGGTGACGGCGTGGCGCAGCGTGGAAGCGGCGGCGTGGCGGGCGACCACGGTCGAGCCGTGGACTGGAGCAGTTGAGGCGGCGGCGTTCCCGTCGCGGATCGAAGCCTGAGGAGGGCGAGATGCAGATGCCGAGCCGACGACTCAAGAAGGGGATCGCCGCTGTCGTGGTCGGCGTCGCGATGATGGCGGGCGGCGCCTACCTCACGACGTGGGGCATCAAGACGATCCGCGAGGAACTGAAGGTCCAGGCCCGGGGCACCATCGTCGGGACCGACCATCAGAAGGGCGAGGGTGTCCGCATCGCGTCCGCGCGCGAGGTCGGCGTCTGGACCTTCACGCACCGGGCCAAGGATGGCCGCGTGATCGCCCGCTGGCAGGAGCACAACACGCTGAGCAAGCTGGCCGATCAGAGGATGCTCGAGAACTACTACAGGGGCGGTGCTGCGGCGGGCGCGAACTTCTACCTTGGCCTCGTGGACAGCACGGCAACCTGTTCAATCGCGAAGCAGGATTCCTTCGCCACGGTGGTCGGCTATGGCGAGCCGAGCGGCTTCGGCTATGCGCGCGTCGTCGTCTCAAAGGACAGCACGGGCTGGCCCACATCCGCCGCGGCGACAAATGACTGGCACATCGTGAGCAAGGTCGTCACCTTCACGGCGTCCGGCGGCTCGATCGGCCCCGTCTACTGCGCCTTCCTGAGCGACGCCGCATCCGGTTCGGCCACGGACTGGCACGCCTGGGTCGCGCTCTCACAGGCGCGCACGATGGCGTCAGGTGAGTCCCTCGACGTCTCCATGGACATCACGCTCCAGTAGGGAGTCCGACACATGGCCGTCTACGCTGACGTGCGGCACCTGCCAGACCTGATCGTCGGCGAAGAGATCCCGCTCGACATCGACTTCGCCGATCGCATCCCGACCGGACAGGTAGGGCAGTCGGCGACCGCGCAGGGTCTCGACAGCGCGGGCGCGCCCGTGGCCAACCTTGTCACTACGATCAGCGTGGTCGCGCCGAGCACGGTGAGGCTGTGGATCAAGCCGCTCACGCCCGGGACCTTCTACGTCGAGGCGACGCTGACGTGCGACGGTGGCGCGAAGCTCAAGGCGCGGAAGGCATTCAAGGCGTACGCCTGATGTGGCCCACCACCCCCCCCCTCGCCCGCCTCCCCCGCGCCTTGGGTCCTTTGGGCGGATCAGCGTCCGGGGGTGGCCCCCGGGCGATTTTTCGCTACCTGTCACCCCCCGTTTCCAGTTGCCACCACCACGGGAGGGCGGTCCGCTGAATGCCGAAGCGCCAGCGCGCAAGGCCGAAGCCCACTGGCAAGGCGAAGCCTCGTGCGCGAAAGAAGCCGTGCTCCCTGCGGGCGTTCGCGCGCCACATCGGCAAGTCGCATACGGCCGTCGAGAAGGCGATCGCGAGCGGGCGGCTGTCGGAGTCGATCGGGCACGACGCGAAGGGGCAGCCGCACATCCTCGACCTCGCGCAGGCGGAGGCCGAGTGGAAGGAGCGGGGATTCAGCTTGGCGGACGCTCAGCGGCGGGCCACGCTCGAGCGCGCGCGGTCCTACAAGCTGTCGAACCTGCAGAAGCAGGGGAAGCTCTACGACCGGAGCATCGCGAAGCGCGAGGCCTTCGAGTGCGGCAGGACGATCCGCGAGGCGCTGCTGAATCTCCCGGACCGTCTGGCCGCGGAGCTCGCCGCCGAGACGGACGCGACGCGCGTCTACGGCAGGCTGGAGGAGGAGATCCGCAAGGCTCTGGTCGCCCTGGCCGAGGTGCTGGCCGATGATCCATCTGCTGTTGGCGGCGACTCTGTCAGGGAGCTGGCCCATGCCGTCTGACAGCCCCATCCGTCAGGGCTACGCGGAGGGGATCAGGCCCGAGCCGAGCCTGACGGTCAGCGAGTGGGCCGACCTGCATCGTCGGTTGCCGCAGCGCTCGAGTTCGGAGCCGGGGCCCTGGCGTACGGCCCGCACTCCATACCTGCGCGAGATTCTCGATGCGCTGTCGGCAATGTCTCCCGCGCTCGAGGTAGTGCTGATGTTCGCGGCCCAGACAGGAAAGAGCGAGACGCTGCTCAACATGCTCGGCTACGTCGTTGACCACGCCCCGGGGCCCACCTTGTTCGTGCAGCCGACGGTCGACACTGCGAAGCGATTCTCGAAGCAGCGCGTCGAACCGCTATTCACGATGACGCCGCGTCTCGTGGGCAAGGTCGCCGAGGTGAAGACGCGTGACTCCCGCGGTTCGATGCTGATGAAGGACTTCATGGGCGGCGTGCTGATCATCACCGGGGCAAACTCGGCGGTGGGGCTGCGGTCGATGCCGGCGCGCTACCTGCTGCTCGACGAGATCGACGGCTATCCGGCGGACGTGGACGGAGAGGGCGACCCGATTGGCCTGGCCGAGGCGAGACAGCGGACGTTCGCGCGGCGGAAGACGATCAAGGCCTCGACGCCGACGGTGTCCGGCGCTTCCGCGATCGAGGCGGCATACGAGGCGACGGATCAGCGACGGTACTTCGTGCCGTGCCCGCACTGCGACAAGTTCCAACTCCTCGTCTTCGGGCAGTTGACCTGGACGAAGCTCGACCTGCCGCCGGAGCAGGCCGTCTACGTCTGCTCGCACTGTGAAGGGCGAATCGAGGAACGGCACAAGCGGGAGATGCTCGAGCGGGGCGAGTGGCGGCCGACGGCTCCAGAGGGCCTAGCGATAGACCCCAAGGTCCGCGGGTATCACCTCAACGGGCTCTACTCCCCGGTCGGCTGGCTCTCGTGGGGTCGGATCGCGAAGCAGTGGGTGGAGGCACAGAAGAAGCCCGACAAGCTGAAGGTCTTCACGAACACGGTCCTGGCGGAGACGTGGCACGAGAAGGGCGAGGCCCCCGAGTGGCAGGGCGTCTACAAGCGACGTGAGAATTACGCGCTCGGGACCGTGCCCGCGGGAGGGCTCTTCCTGACGGCAGGCGTCGACGTGCAGAAAGATCGGCTGATCGTCGAGATCGTGGCCTGGGGCCGCGGGAAAGAGTCGTGGTCGATCGACTACGGCGTGCTGGCCGGCAACACCAACGACCTGACGGAGACCGGACCATGGGGCCAGCTCGACGCGCTGCTCGCGCGATCGTTCGTGCACGCGGGCGGGGCCGAGATGCAGGTGCTGCGGCTCGCGGTCGATTCCGGGTACAACACATCCGAGGTCTACACCTGGGCGAGGAAACATCAGGCAGGGAACCGTGTCATCGCGATCAAGGGGCAGGACTCGGGCGGCGCGCTGATCGGAGCACCGTCGCCGGTCGAGATCAACCTGCGCGGCCGACGGCCGATCCACGGCTATAAGGTTTGGCCCGTTGTCGGCGGGATCGCGAAGAGCGAGCTCTACGGCGCCCTACGCCTTGAGGAGCCGCTCGATGGCGAGCCGTTCCCGCCCGGTTGGTGCCACTTCCCGCAGTACGATGACGATTACTTCAAGCAGCTCACCGCCGAGCAGCTGGTCTCGAAGAGGAACAAACGCGGGTTCCTGGTGATGACCTGGAGCCTGATCCCGGGCCGCGAGAATCACGTGCTGGACGCGCGGGTATACGCGCGGGCCGCGGCGCAGCTCGTCGGGATCGATCGGTACCAGGAGAGCGACTGGGTCGCACTTGAGGGGATGGTCGCGGGCGGCGCGACGCCACCGCAACCGACGCCGCGAGTGCCGCGCCCGGATGCCTGGCTGCGGAGGAGACGATGAAGGCGCTCGACGTCCTCGGCACCGGCGTGAGGGCCGCGGCGAAGGCGATCGCCGCACTCGCCTCGACGGCCCCGGCGCCGAGCCGGGAGGCACAGGAAGAGCTGCAGCGCAGGGCTCGGATCAACGCTGCGGCCGAGACGGAGCGACGACGTCGTGAGCGCGCGCTCGGCCGGGCGCTGGACCAGCGATCGGGCTGGTTGGGGTCGAGGCGAAGAGGCTGGTTGAGATAACGGAGGGAACCATGGCGAAGTCGAAGAAGGAAGACGACAAGATCGACGAGATCGCAGAGGCCGAGGCCGTCGAGGCGGAGCCGACGCCGGAGAAGGAGGCTTTACCGCAGCCGGAGAAGGCCGACGCCGGCGCACCGGCGGTGCAGACGCCGAGCCCGATCTCGGATCCGAGCCAGATGGAGAAGTCGAAGCAGTAGGGCCGCTGGTCGGCGAACGGAGGAGACGATGGCCTGGACGCAAGCGGACCTCGACAAGCTCGATGCAGCCCTCGCGAGCGGCAGCGCCCTGCAGACGATCACGTTCGCCGATCAGAGCTTCACGTTCCGGAGTATCGACGAGATGCTGAAGCTGCGCGGCATCATGCAGCAGGCCTTGAACGCGGCCGCCGGCACGGCAACCACGCACCGCGTGGCGGCCTTCAGCAAGGGAGTCTGACATGGGCGACCCCGTCGTCCGTCCGAGCTGGCTTGACCGCGCGATCGGTTTCCTTTCGCCAGCAGCGGGCCTGCGTCGCGTACGAGCCAGAGCAGCGGCCGGGATCATCGTGCGCCATTACGAAGGCGCCGCGTCGGGGAGCCGCACGCAGGGCTGGCGCCGCGATGCCGGCGACGCGAACGCGGCCATGATGGGAGCGCTCGGGACGCTGCGCGCCACGGCGCGCGACCTCGTGCGCAACAACGGCCACGCCGAGTCCGCGCTCACCACGATCGGCGATCATGTCGTGGGCTGGGGCATCGTCGGGAAGCCTGCCAAGAAGAACGCGAAGGCCGTGCAGCTCTGGGAGGAGTGGGCCGGGACCACGGCGTGCGACGCCGACGGCCGCCAGGACTTCGCTGGCCTGCAGAAACTCGTGATGCGCACCGTCGTCGAGTCCGGCGAGGCGCTCGTGCGGCGGCGGCTGCGTCGGCCGGAGGACGGTCTGCCGATCCCGATGCAGGTGCAGGTGCTCGAACCGGACTACCTCGACGCATCGAAGACCGGGATCAACCTGCCCAACGGCGGCAGGATCATCTACGGCGTCGAGTACGACGTGCTCGGCAAGCGTGCCGCCTACTGGCTCTTCAAGGAGCACCCTGGCTCGGTCATGCCGAACGCCGTGGCTGCATCGGTGCGGGTGCCGGCGGAGAGCGTCCTGCACATCTACCGGCAGGACCGCGCGAGCCAGGTGCGCGGGGTCTCGTGGTTCGCGCCCGTGATGCTCCGGTTCAAGGACTTCGACGACTATACGGACGCCACGATCATGAAGCAGAAGATCGCGGCGTGCCTCGCGGTGGTCACGAGCGACGTCGACGGGAGCGCGCCGGCCATCGGGACGGCGACCGGAGACAACGGCCTGATCGACTCGCTCGAGCCGGGGCTCATTGCCAACCTCGCCCCGGGGCGGACGATCAGCGTCGTGAATCCACCGTCGGTCCGGGAATACGCCGACTACTCGAAGGCGACGCTCCGGGAGATGGCGACCGGCCTCGGCGTGTCCTACGAGGACCTGACGGGCGACTACGCGGAGGTGAACTTCAGCTCGGCCCGCATGGCGCGGCTGCGTCACTGGGCGCGGGTCTACGATTGGCAGTGGCGCGTGCTCATCCCGCAGTTCTGCGATCCCGTCTGGGGCTGGGCCATGGAGATCGCCGGGGTGTTCGGCGCCGGCGTGGTCTCGGGCGCGAAGTGGACGGCGCCGCCGATGCCGATGATCGAGCCGGACAAAGAAGGGCTCGCGTACCAGCGGAACATCCGGACCGGGATCATGACGCTCAGCGAGGCCATCCGAGAACGCGGGTACGATCCGCAGGAGCTGCTCACCGAGATGGCCGCCGACAACGCGCTGCTGGACAAGCTCGGGCTCGTGCTGGACAGCGACGCGCGGCAGACGACCCAGCAGGGCCTAGCACGGGTCACCACGTCGGCTGCGCCCGCCGAGCCCGCGGCCGCGGCAACTCCACCGCCGGTCCCGAGCAAGAAGCCCAACGGAGGAGCGCAGGCAAGCGAATGAGCAGGAGGCACAAGATGATCCGTCCGGAGAGCCTCGACGCGCCCGAGCGCGGGCTCGAGATTGCCACGCCGGAGGAGACGGTCGAGTTTGAGGAACGGCCGCTGCGGGAGCGCATCGCGGCCGCGCGGCATCTGGTGCCCTCTCCACAGGAGGGCTGTCGCTCTTGCTGGCAGCACGGGCGCGATGCGGCCATTGCGCTGGTCGCGGGGGCGGTCGAGGGCGACGGCATGGCGGACCGTCTCGCTCTCGCGCGCGCTCTCGCCCCGACCGATGCCGAACGCCACTGGCTGTTCTGCTGGGAGCGCGGGCGCGACGCGGCACTGCGCGTGATCGAGGGCGAATGACCTATCGGCTCGGCCACCTGACAGAGCGCCAGCGTGAGATCCTGAACGCGGTGAAGGTGGCCTACGCCGCGCTCGGGGAGCCTCCCTCCGTGCGCTCGCTGGCGCGGCGCTTCGAGATGGATCACCGCGCCGTGCAGGAACATCTCGAAGCGCTCTACCGGAAAGGCTGGCTGGAGACGCCGTCGCCGGCCGGCCTCCGGTGCCTCCACGTCGAATCGGACGGCGTAACTCCCACGCAGTCATAGCGCAAGATACTCGCCAAATTGGCGAGTTACGCGCAGTATGCGTGCTCGCGCACACTCTGCGGCATGGCGAAACGATCGCCGGAAGTCGTCACCGAAGCGGCCACCCTCTCCGAACCCCGGACGGTCCAGCTTCCCCCGCTCTCCCTCCGCGCCAACCTCGTTCCGCGCACCGTGAGCGAGGCTGATCGCACCGTTGAGGTCATCTTCACGACGGCCGCCCCGGTTCGGCGGACGGACTTCTGGACCGGGAGGCCCTACATCGAAGTGCTGAGCCTGGATCCGAAGTCGATCCGGCTCGAGCGCTTCAACCAGGGCGCGCCGCTCCTCGACAGCCACGCGGCCTACTCGGTCGCCGACATGCTCGGCGCGATCGTGCCGGGGTCGGTCGAGCTGACGAAGACGGCGATCGTCGGCAGGGTGCAGTTCTCCAAGCGCGCCGCGGTCGAACCCATCTGGCAGGACGTCCGCGACGGCCTTATCCGCAGCGTGTCGATCGGCTACCGGATCTACAAGTTCGTGGAGACGCCCGGCAAGACGGAGGACGCGCCTCCGGTGCGGACCGCCGTCGATTGGGAGCCCTTCGAGGCCTCGATGGTTCCGATCCCCGCCGACGCGGCGGCGAAGGTCCGGTCGGGCGAGACGAACGACGCCAATCCTTGCGAGATCGTGACGGCCGGCGCAGCGGCCGCAGGACGAGCCCGCGCCGCCGATCCGGCGGCCGTCACTCAGGAGAAGAGGACCATGGACGAAGACGAGCGGCCGGACAGCATCGCAGAGCCGATCGAGAGGACTCCCGTTCCGGCCCGCACGGCGGAAGCCGCGGCCGAGCCGAATGAGCGCGACGCCGGGGCGACCGCCGAGCGCGGGCGCGTCCAGGGCATCCGCAACGCCTGCATCGCGGGCCGCATGACGCGGGCCTTCGAGGACAAGCTGATCGCCGACGGCGTGGCGCTCGTGGACGCGCAGAACCGGGTCTTCGACGAGCTGCGCAAGCGCGACACGAACCCGACCGTTCCCGGGCCCAACGCGGGCCGCGGAACGGTCGAGGTGGTCGGCGACGATCCCCTCGTGCACAAGCGCGCGGGTATCGAGAACGCGCTGCTGTACCACTTCTTCCCGAGGCAGGCCGGCCCCCCTGGAACGCCCCCGGGAACCATGGTCGGCTTCGAGCTGACCGACCTGGGCCGCCAGTACAAGGGCCTCGGGTTCATGGACATCGTGGACATCTTCCTGCGCGCTGCCGGCATGCGTATCACGGGCATGAACAAGCAAGAGCGCGCCGGTGCCGCGCTCTACCGCAGCGCTGGGATGCACACCACGGCGGACTTCCCGAACCTGCTCGCGGACGTCTCAAACAAGCTCCTGCGCGCGGGCTACGAAGAGGCGCCGCAGACCTGGCTGCCGATCGCCAAGACCGTCGAGGTTCCGGACTTCAAGCCGCGGAAGCTGCTGCAGGTCGGCGACTTCCCGCAGCTCGTCGAGGTCGTCGAGCACAGCGAGTTCACATCCGGAACGATCACCGAGGCGAAGGAGCAGGTCCAGCTCAAGACCTACGGGCGCGATTTCACCATCACGAGGCAAGCGCTCATCAACGACGACCTGAACGCGTTCGGCCAGATCCCGATCGGGCTGGGTCGATCGGCCCGCACGCTCGAGTCGCAGCTGGCCTGGGCCGAGATCACGGCCAACGCCAACATGGGAGACGGCATCGCCCTCTTCCACGCGAACCACGGGAACCTCGCGGGCTCTGGCGCCGTCATCTCGGTCACGACGATCGGCGCCGGCCGCGCGGCCATGCGCCTCCAGAAGGGCATCGACGGGGCCACGCTGCTGAACCTGCGACCGGCCTTCCTGATCGTCCCGGCCGCGATCGAGACCCTCGCCGACCAGTTCGTGAGCGTGACGCTCATGGCCTCGGCCCCGGCCTCCGTGAACCCGTTCGCCGGCCGCCTGCAGGTCATCAGCGAGGCGCGACTCGACGCCAACAGCGCGACGGCCTACTACCTCGCCACCGACCAGGCGTCCTGTCCGACGCTCTTCTACGCGACGCTCACCGGACAGCAGGGTCCGTTCGTCGACCAGCAGCTCGGCTTCGATGTCGACGGCCTGAAGATCAAGGTCCGGCACGACGTGGCCTTCAAGGCCGCGGACTGGCACGGCGTCTACAAGAACCCCGGCGCGTAGGCCGCAGATCCGCAGGAGGAAAGGGAAGCGATGAAGACCTACCGACAGGACGGCGATGTCGTCACGTTCACGGCCCCGGCCAATGTCACGGCTGGCACCGGGGTGAAGATCGGTGACCTGCTGGTCATCCCCCTGACGACCGTGGCGAGCGGTTTGCCCTTCGCGGGGCAGCGCACGGGCATTGTCGAGCACGCCAAGCTCTCCGCCCAGGCGTGGACCGAGGGGCAGCAGGTCAACTGGGACGACACCAACAAGCGGTTCACGACGGTGACCACGGGGAACTTCCGCGCGGGTGTCGCGGTGGCGGTGGCCGCGAACCCGACCGCGACCGGGCTCGTGCTGCTCGCGGGCGTGAACCTCGGCGCGGCCCTGGCGTAACGCCGAAGCGAAGTGAGACTGAATGGGACTCGACACGTGCATCGGAATGGCTCTCGAGGCCGTCCGTGCGGCGACCGAGTCCCTTCAGGTCGAGGTCGTGCATGAGGCGTGGTTCAGCCAGGACGGGTTGGGTGCGCCCGAATACGACGCACCTGTCCTGCGGCCGGCTCTCGTCCAAGAGGGCGTCGTCGAGCATGTGAAGACGCTCAGCGGCCGCGAAGTGATGGCGCGTGCACGCATCACTTTCTTCCCTGATCCCGAAACCGGCACGCCTCCGGCGATCAGCTCTCGCGATCGGATCACTCTTCCGGGCGGCCTCATTGGACCGATCGTCGAGATCCGTGGCGCGCTCGTGAATCCCGGCACGAATACACCCTGGGTGACGGTCGTATGGCTGGGGTGAAGATCCGGACCGAGATGGTCGGCGACAAGGAGCTGCTCAAGAAGCTCGCGAACGTCGCCGGCGACAAGGGCATGCGCAAGCAGGCCCGCGCGGCCACGGTCGAGGTCGCACAGTCGAAGGTCCCGATCATGGTGGAGCGCACGCCGAGGAAGACGGGCAAACTCCAGGGCACCGAGAAGGTGCGGGTGATGGTCTCACCCAAGCGCGAGGAGATCCGGATCGCGCTCATCGCAGGCGGCCCCGATGCGCCTTACGCCTACAAGGTGCATGAGACCCACAAGACGAAGTCGAAGTACATGGAGAGGACGCTGCTCGAGCTCGCGCAGACAGCGGCGGCCGAGATCGGCGCCAAGATCGACCTTGTCGCCGCGACGAACGGTGCGTGATGGCGACTGCCACCTGGTACCTGACGGTCGATCCACTCCAGGAGCCGACCGACGTCGGCCCGGCCGAGGACGGCCGTCAGCAATACTCGTTCAATGTCCTCGCGAGGAAGCGGCCCTCGGTAACGTTCCTCGAGGAGTTGCTCGGCGTGCTCGAGCTCGCCGGCGTGGGCGCGGTCGAAGTGGACCTCTTCGGCTCGTCGGCGACCGCCATCCCAACAGGGGACGGCCCCTATCTGGTCCTGCGGGAAACCGGGGGCACGGCGCCAAAGGGAACGCACAATGACGGCCCTGCCGCTTATCGCTGCCCAGCCGCACAGGTCCTCGTGATCGCTCGGACGACGGCGGCCGCGCGGACGATGGCGCATGCGGCGTACGACGCTCTCATCGCCGTCTCGAACCGTTACGTCGAGCCGCGCGATCTCGGAGCGTCGGCATGAGCGAGCCAGGCCTGGTGGAACGCGGGCCGGATTTCCACTGGTCGGGGCTGCCCGTCTACCGCTGTCGGACATGCGGTCGGCACTACGAGCGCGTGAACGATCTGCCCGCCGTGCTGGTGCACGAGGCGCAGGACCACCAACAGACTGTGGCCGTCCGGCAGTCCCGGATCCTCGGGCACGACGGCAAGCCGCTCTCAGTAGCGGAGGAGGAATAGGAGCATGAGCAACGCGATCAGCGGAACCGGGATCCTGCTGCTGGCTGGTGACGGTGCCTCGCCCGAAAACTTCGTCGCCGTCGCGGAGCTCGTGAGCCTCAAGCCCCCGCAACTCTCGCGGCACGAGATCGAGGTGACCCCGCACAACACCGCCGTGGCGATGGGCGAGCAGAAGATCCTGGGCATGCTGCGGAAGGGCAACGTGACCGGCACCCTCAACTGGCTGCCGGCCGATGCCACGCAGAATGACACGACCGGCATCCTCTCGGACATGCTGGCCAACGTGAAGCGGAACTGGCAGATCCAGTTCCCGCCCAACGGCTACCCGCAGTGGACCTTCCCGGGCCGCGTGCAGCTCTTCGACCCCGACGACGTGAAGACGGACTCGGCGCTGGGGATCAAGTTCGCGCTCGCGATCGACGGCGCGATCACGATGGCCAACTCGTAGTAGAGCGCGCTCCCTCGCAGAGGAAGCCGGAGAAACCAGAGCAGAAGAAGGAGATCCTTCCAAATGAAGAAGCTGACCCGCATGCGCACGCTGTCGATGCTGTTGGCCGTGGTCGCCCTGGTGTTCGGTCTCGTCGCGCAGCAGAGCGACGTCAGCGCCGCGTCGCTGTCGACCGACGTCTCGATGGTGATCTCGCCGAGCCTCTCCGGATCCGCCGGCCTCCTGACCGCCACCGCTTCGGGCAAGAAGGTGCTCGCCTTCACGCTGGCGAACGGCACCGGCGCCGAGCAGGGCGACAAGATCTATACGGCGACGGCGCAGATCACGACCGCCGGAACCCTGAGCCTCGATCTGAACGGCGGCGGCCTCGTTGACCCCTTCGGTGGGGCCTTCAACGTTGCGCGGCTGAAGCTGATCTACATCGCCTCGTCGAAGACCAACACCACGGCCCTCACGGTGCTCGGTACCGCCAACGCCGTGCCGATCTTGAACACGGCGGCGACGACGCTGACGCTCGGCCCTGGCGACGTCTTCGCAATCAGTCGCCGAGCGGCGGCGGGCATCGTCGTGACGGCCGGAACGGGCGACATCCTGCAGATCGTGAACGCCGCTGGCGCGACCGCGAACGTCGACATCATCCTCGTGGGAGCCTCGACGTAAATGAGCGAGACACCCACCGCGACCGCGGCGCTGCCCGAGCTGTCGGGAGCGGAGATCCTCGAGGTCGACGACATCGAGGTCAAGCGGATCGAGGTCCCGGAGTGGAAGAGCGTGGTCCACCTCCGGGTCCTCCCCGCAGACAAGTCTCTGGCGTTGGCCGAGAAGCTTCAGGCGCTACCGAAGGGGAAGGTCGCAGAGGCGATGTTCCTTGTCCTCGGGGAGGCGCTCGTCACGTCGGACAAGAAGCCGCTCTTCACGGCCGAGCAGCTGGAGAAGGTTCGCGGGCGCAGCTCGATCGTGCTCACCCGGCTGCATACCGCGGCCATGCGCCTGAACTTTCCCGACTCGGAACAGGCAAAAAACGTCTCAGGCGGAGCGGCGATCGTCGCTTCGCCTACCGCTTAGCCGTCCGACTCGGACACATCGACGTCAACCGGATGCTGGCGCAGATCAGCGCCCGGCAGTTCGCGGAGTGGAAGGCGTATGCCGAGCTTGAGCCGTTCGACGAGCGGCGCGCCGACTACCGATCGGCCGACGTCGTCCGGACCCTGCTCAACCTGTTCGCGCGCGACAAGGGCGGTCGCGCGTTCCCGATCGAGGACTGCATGCTCAGGTTCGGGGACGATGCGAAGCGCCAGTCAATCGATCCCAAGAAGGCGCAGGCTGAGGTGCGGCAGGCGATGCGGATCCTAATGGCCATTCACAACCAGCCCGTCAAGCCGAAGCATAAGAAGGCCCGCTGATGTCAGTGACGATCGGGGAACTGCAAGGAATCATCTCGCTTCAGGACAACTTTTCGGCGGGGATCGAGGCTGCCGCGAAGAAGGTCAGCTCGATGGGCGAGTCGTTCGCCGCGCTCACGGGCTTCGCCGGCATGGCGGCCGGCGCGGTGACAGCAGTAGCCGGCTCGATCGTGGCGCTCGGCATCCACGGCGCCGACGTCAACGACGTCCAGGAGGCCTTCGCCGGCCTCGCGAAGGGCGCCGGCTCAGCGGCGGACGTGATGCTCGGCGCGCTGCGCAGCGGTACGGCCGGGGCGCTCTCCGACTTCGACCTGATGAAGGAGGCCAACAAGGCGCTGGGCGGCGGCTTCATCACCAACGCGAAGGATATGGAGACCCTCGCGAATGGCGCGCGAGAGCTGGGCAAGGCAACCGGTGTCGACACCAAGACGGCCTTCGAGTCCCTCGAGAAGGCGATGGCCACGGGGAAGACGACGGGCCTCGGCTTCAAGGGCCTGATGGTCGACACCACGGGGGCGACCAAGGCCTACGAGGACGCCACAGGCAAGAGCGCCGCTGAGCTGACGAAGCACGAGAGGGCGACGATCGGCGCGCACGCCGTGCTGGATGCGCTCAACAAGCGGTTCACCGATCGCGCGCCGGCCGACTTCGGCGAGATGGTTGCGCAGGCGAAGGTCGGTGTGCAGAACTTCACCGACAAGCTGGGCGTCGCGATCTCACAGTCGCCCGTGATCCAGGCTGGGATGCAGGCCATGGGCCAGGCGCTCGGTGCGGCCTTCGGCGGCAGCCAGGCAAACCTGATCACGACCCTGATGGAGTACGTCAACAGGTTCGCGATCGGGCTCACCTATGTGGCGCAGGGCGCACTGCTGTTCGGCCAGGTGGGCATCCAGGCCTTCTACGGGGTGCAAACGGTGATCGCCGGGCTGATGACCGCTCTTGCCGCGGCCGGGAAGACCATCGTGGGGGTCGT